GGTGCCCGAGCCGGCGGCGCACGGCCTGGGCCCGGTAGGCGGCCGACTTCGACGCCCAGAACGACATCGACACCGGCGGCCGGGCGTCGCCGGCGGCGGCGAGGATGGCGGCGCCGTAGGCTTCGGCGGCGGCTTCGGTGGCGTGCAGGTTCGACGGGGCCCGGTGCTTCAGCACAGCCCCGTGGCGGTCCTGGGACGCGACGTCGTCGACGGTGACGAACCGGCCGTCCCCGCCCACGGTGTTCGGGTTGTCCAGCGTCGCCTTGGTGTGGGGGCCGTTGTAGCCACGGACGGCGAACACGACGGCCTCGTTGATGAGCCCGCCGGTGAGCCCGTGGAACGGGGTCGGGTCCTCCGATTCGGTGCAGTCGATCTTCGTGGAGACGAGGATGCCGACGTCGGTGGCCGGGGTCCCGGAGCTGAAGATGGCACCGGTGGCCTGGCTGTAGCCGTCGGGGGGGTCGAACTCGTCGGAGAAGCCGATGGCCCCCGCGCTGGTGATCGCGGTGACCGCGCCCAGGAACAGGGTCGGGGCCCGCCCCCAGCCGTGGACGAGGGCGGAGGCGTCGAACCCGGAGGCGACGTCACCCATCGCGATCCCCCGGGTGGATTGGAACCAGCCTTCGATGCGGACGATCGCCGCGACGAACAGGCCTGGGGCGCCGCCGGAGTTGGCGTAGAACTCGACGACAGTGCCGCCCTCGGTGCCGTTGCACCAGTGCGAGTAGACCCGCATGCCGGTGGCGGTGCCGGCGTCGCGGTGGTTCGCCCAGAACAGGGGGGTCAGCCAGCGTTCCCCGGCGGCGTTGGTGGACGAGGCGATGAAGATGACCAGCAGGTCGCCGTCGTTCACCGTCGGGAGGGTGATGTCGACGTTGCCGGTGCCGGTGGCGATCGTGGTGGTGACCCCGGACGGGGACTCGGGGGCGACGCCGGCGGTCACCTGGTTGACGACGTTGACCTTCTCGTCGAGCGGCACGATCCGGTGGGCGGCGAACTGAGCGGCGCCGTCCCCGAACCACGCATCCGGCGACGCGGTTGCGCGGGCGGCGGCGCCGTGGAACACGGGGTGGCCCTCGTTGGACTCGTGCAGGAAACCGCGTTCGGTCTCCTCGAAGAGGCGGGCCATGTCGAGGGCGTTGCCGTCGGGGATGCCGACGGGGCCGGTGGTGACGGTGCCCTCGTCGATGCGGGCCGGTGGGTGGAGGCGCCCGGCCCGGTGGAGCACGTCGCCCACGACGAGCCCGGCGGCGGCGCCTGCCACGGCGAGCCGCGGGGAGGCGATGGTGCCGGCGCGGGCGACGTCGGCGAGGACGCCGGTGGCGGTGAGCTGCGCGACCTTCGCGGAGCCGACGTTGGCGGCGGGGCGGACGTCGGTGACGGTGCCGGTCCAGATGATCCCGTCGACTTCGGCGGCGACGTGGTCCCACACGTGGAAGTCCCCGACCTCCGGGCTGCGGCCCGAGAACTGGTCGTGGAACCCGTAGAGACCAGCCTCGCTGGTGTTCGTCAGCCCGTGAGTGGCTGTGATGACCGGGGCGCCACCCACGTACGCGGTGATGGTGGTGCCCTCGACGCCGGCGCCGATGACCATGCCCTCCCACGCGTCCATCGGGTAGCTGCCGAGTTGGGCGAACACGCCGCCGTTCCACTGGTGGATCGCGACCGACCGGGCCAAGGCGTCGTACTGCACCACGAGGAACGTGTCGACCGCCGACCAGCACACCACCACCCCCGCCGCCTTGATGTAGGGGTCCGACGGCTGCATCTGCCGGACCGTCGCCTGCACGTAGTAGTCGGTCGCGCCGACATCGACCGTGGACATGATGATGGTCGAGAACGTGTCCGACGCCGAGGCGACCCGGCCCGCGACGGAGAAGCTGCCCTGCCGGTGAGTCCAGACCTGCCCGGTCTCGGTCGTGGCGAGCGGCCCGTCGGGGCGGTTGAACCGGTCCCGGGCCAGCAGCACCGGGTCGTCGGGGGTGGACTCGGCGGTCCTCACCCGGATCTTGCGGCCGGGCGCGAGGCTGAACGGGTCGGTGTTGAGCGGCGACGCCGGGTCGTGGCGGGAGAACACGTTGCTCTCGTTGACGAGCAGGAACCGGCCCGTGCCGGCGACGGCCAGCCCGGCGACAGGTGAGGGCCGGTCCCGGCCTGACAGGGTTTCTCCGGAGATGAGGTAGCCGGTGATGTTCTCCTCTGGCTGATCGAAGTCGCCGTCGCCGTCGAGGTCCCACTCCAGGACGACCTCGGACAGGGCCGGGTCGGAGCCGTGCGCGAACGCCAGCGGGGCGGAGCCGCCGACCCGGAGTCCGCCCTCCACGTAGGCGTCGGTGACGGTCATCGCTGGTAGACGATCTCGTACTCGCAGACCCCGAACGGCGGGTTCTCGGTGGCGGTGTCGCCGCCCAGTTCGGCGCCCTGGGAGCGTGACGACGAGCTCGCCTGGGCGTTCCACCCGCCGGACGCCTGGATGGTTGCCGTCCACGAGGGGACGCCGGTCACACGGCGGTGGAACGGCGAGATGCCGCCGCTGGCCTGGGAGTCGAACTTGGCGAAGCTCGATGCCCCGTCCGCGACCTCCAAGCTGTGGGTGTGGTCGATCGCCCCGCCGGTGTCGCCCAGCGAGGCACCCGTGCCGGAGTCGGCCTTGCCGAGCGGGAACCGCTGCCGGAAGTCCGGCAGGTTGAACGTCGTCGACCCGTCACCAGCACCGTAGGCGGTGCCGATCTCAGCGAACAGGTCGGCGTAGGTGGTGCGCGACACGGCGGAGCCGTCGCACTTCAGGCGGCCCGGTGCGGGGGTCGCGCGGGCCGAGGGGATGATGTCGCCGACAGCCAAACCGCTGCCCTCCGTGTCGTCCAACGTGACCCGCGGGACCACGACGATGCGGTCGTTCAGGAACTCGATGACGACCGGCGCCGGGAACTGGTCGAACAGGATCGCCAGCCCATCCGCGCTGCGGGTCAGGTAGTAGCCCCAGATGTTCTGCGCCGTCTGGTTCGCGCTGGACGTGAACTGCTTCTCGACGTTGACCGCGACGGTCGGGTCGCCGGTCGTGATCGTCCAGTCGCCCGTGCCGACCGCCGCCGCCGAGTAGCCGGTGAACGTGGCCTCGGTGAAGTCGGTCTCGTCCAGGGCGTCGATCTGCGCTGCTGTCAACCCGGCGGTGACGTCGGTCTTGTAGAGCCGCAAGTCGTAGGCGACGCCGGTGAGACCGTCCTCGAGCAGAGCCTGCTCGCCCTGGTTCAGGACTGTGACGCTCACAGCCGCCCGCCGGTCTGGGCGACGATCTCGGCGAGAAGCTCCCGGGGCTGCACGCCGGCGTGCACGGCGTGGGCGAGCAGCTGGTTCACCTCGGCGGCGTCGCCGGCACGCTCCGCCGCCAGGGCGGCGGTGACGACCCGGCGGGCCTCGGCGAGGCGTTCGGCGTCGGTCAGGCGAGTCATGCTGCGAACGCACCTCCGAAGTCGCCGCGCTCGACGGCGTCGCGGATGAGGTCGATGAGGTCCCGCTCGCTGTGGATGCTGCCCTGGACCACCAGCTGCCCGATGAGCGGGGTGCCCATGGACTGGCCCATGGCGCGCAGCCCGCGGGGCAGGGGGATGACGGCCTCGTCGTGGCGGCCCTCACCAAGCTGGGCGAACATCCCGCCGGGGGTGGCGGGGACGATGCCGCCCTCGGCGAGGGGGGTGATGTTGGGCAGGTCCCAGCCGCCGATGGAGCCGCCACCGAACGAGCCGAGCCCGGGGACGCTCACCGAGGGGATGTCGAAGCTCGGGAACGACAGGCCGTTCCACCAGCCGATCACCTTGTTGATCGCCGACTTGAAGCCCTCGGGAATGGCGTCGAACAGGCCCACTACGGCTGAGGCGATGGCGTCCGGCAGGCCGGTCACGAACGACACGACGTCGTTGAAGCGGGCGACGATCCAGTCCTTCACCGCGGTCGCGCCGGCCTTGATGGACTCCCAGTTGCGGGAGATCGCCAGGACCGCGAGACCGAAGGGGCCGGTCAGGATCGCGAGCAGGAGCGGCCAGTTGTTCCGCACCCAGTCGATCGCCCCCGAGATGAGGTTCACGACGAACCCGAACGCCGCCTTCGTCGCCGCCACGATCGTGTCCCAGTGGGTGATCACGAGGTACGCGAACGCGGCGATCGCGGCGCCGATGAGGATGATCGGCGCCATCGCCACCAGCGTCGCCGCAGCCGCCGCGGCAGCGGACACGGCCCACGCCCCGAACGCGACCACCAGCCCGGCGAGCGCCGGGAGCATGAGCGCACCGACCGCGATCGCGACCGCGGCCAGGACCCGCTCATGCTCGGCGAGCCAACCGGCAAACGAGATGAGCGCCGGGACCGCGGTGCCGAGGATGAACTCGCCGAGCTTCTGCACCGCCGGGACGACGGTGCGGCCGAGGAACTCCCCGAACGACCGGGCCGCCGGGAGCACGTCCTCCTGCAGCGAGTCCGCGAAGTCGGAGGCAGCGGGGCCGAGCTCGTCGCCCAACCAGCCGGCGAAGTCCCGCAGACCGGAGACGCCGTCCGAGGTGATCCAGTCGCCCACGTCCTCGAACGCGGGGAGCAGGTGCTCGGACGCCCAGTCGCCGGCCTCCTCCAGCGCCGGGATGACCTGGCCGCCGAGGCCCCGCACCAGGACGTCGAGCGCCTTGCGCTTGAACGTCTCGATCTTGGTGGAGGCGTTGTCGTAGGCGGAGCCGAGCTTGTCGGTGGCGCCCTCGATGTTGCCGAGGCCCGCGGTAGCGGTGTCGAGGTCGAGGGCGAAGAGGGCGTCGCCCAGGTCCTCGGCCTGGGTGCCGAACAGGGCCACGGCGGCGGCGTTGCGCTGGACCGGGTCCTCCATGCCCCGTAGCCCGTCGAGGACCTGGTCGAGCGCGGAGCGGGCCGCGGGGCCGCCCTCGGCGACCGCTGCGGTCATCTCCGACGCCGACAGGCCGATGAGCTTGAAGCCCTCGGCGCTGGCCTCGGAGCCGTCCTGGGCCCGGATCCCGAACTCCTTGAGGGCGTCGGCGACCTTGTCGGCGTCGCGGGCGCCGGCCTGGAGGCCCTGCACCATGAGCCCGGTGGCATCGGAGGCGTCGATGCCGACCTCACGGAACGCCGGTGAGTACTCCTGGAACGTCTCCAGCAGGTCCCCGGCCTTGTCGGCGCCCTCCTGGACGCCGCGGGTCAGGACGTCGAAGGCGGCCGCGCCGTCCTTCGCGATGCCGGAGCGGAGCATCGTGGACACGGCCTGGGCCGCCATGTCCATGTCCTGCTCCAGCACGTCGGTGAACGTGAGGAGCCGTTCGGTGATGGACTCGATCTCGGCGTCGGTCGAGGAGTCGGCCGACGCCAGGCCCTTCTCCAGCACCGACCGGATCGCCGCACCGGTCTCCGCGGCCGAGTCGCCGAACCCGTCGGTGTAGAGGGACCCGGCGATGTCGCCCATCGAGTAGGCCCAGTCGGAGCCGCCGAGCTGCGCGGCGAGGCGGTCGGTGGCGACCTCTGTGTCGAGGCCGGTCGCCATGCCGGTGACCACCAGCGCCCCGATCGCGAGGCCGGCCGCGGCGGCGCCGGCCATGGCGACCGTCTTGAACTTGTCCATGGCCCCGGAGGCAACGCCGCCGATGCCGTCGAGGCCGCCGCGCATCCCTGACAGGAACCCGCCACCCGCCCGGTCCCCTGAGCCTTCGACCTCGCGGGCCACCCGGTCGGCGTCATCGGCGACGCGGTCCAACGCCGTGCCGGCCTCCCGGGCCGCCGGGTCGATACCGTCGAACGCCTTCGCGGCCATGTCGCCGGCGTCGTCGATCGCCCGCCCCGCGTGCTCGGCGTCGGCTTCGATGCGGTCCATGGACCGCTCGAACGACCGGACCCCGGCGGCGGCGCCGGACTCCAGGTCGTCGAGGTCGACCCCCACACCGACCATCAGCTCCGCGAGCGTCGTCACTCGGCACCCCCTCGACTACCCCGGCGGTCCTTGCCGCCTGCGGCACGGTTGATCTGCTGGACGATGGCGAGCTGCTCCTGCCAGGACTGGCGGCGGCGGCCGCCCCACTCCGGCATGAAGTCCGCTGGCCGGTGCACCCGGCCCTTCTTGCCGCGCAGGCCGTTGGCGATGGTGGCGGCGACGATGCCGGCCAGGACGTCGGCCCGGTGCGCAGCGTCGAGTGGCCCGACCTCGGCCTCGTAGGCGGCCCAGTCGGTCAGCTCCCGGGAGCTGATCCGGGTGAGCATCTCCTCGACGGTCATGCCGCCGAGGGCGAGGGTCAGCCGGTGGTAGAACCGCCGCTCGGGGCGGTCCCGGAGTTTCCCCGGGCGGTCTCCACGGCCTTGTCGTCCATGCCGGACAGGCGCCGGGCGGTGTCGAAGAGGCGCTCGATGGTGCGGGCGTTCTTGGCGCCGAGCTGCTGGGCGGCCTTGTCGTCGAAGAGGCGCTCACCCGTCTCCGGGTCGTGGAGCACCTTCACGAGGAGCTTCGCCCGGTAGTTGGCGAGACGCAGCTCCACCTCGGCCTCGCCGGCCGGCGAGCGTCGAACGGCGGCCATCTTGGCCTCGTAGGCGTCCCGGTCGATGCCCGACAGGCCCCGCACCTGCACGGTGACGCCCCACTCGGGGACCTCGACGTCCTCGTGGGGAATGTCCTCGGCGGCGAGGATCTGCTCGGCGAGGCTGAGCTTGCCCATCAGCTGTTCTCCAGCGTGGGCTCACCGGTGAGCTTGAACGTGAGCGACGCCGTCATGTGCGAGTCGTGGGGGGCCTCGGGCTCGAAGCCGGTGAGGATCGCGGCGAAGGACCACACCGTCTCCGGGGTGGTCGGGAACGCCAGCTCGTAGTTGCGGGGGGCGGTGTCGTCGAAGTCGGCGACCAGGGTGTCGTGGATCGACGGGTCGTAGTTGACGTCGATCGACACCTCGCCGGCGTCTTTGAAGCCGCCGATGAACTCGCGCCACTGGCCCGGGGACTGGTGGGTGGAGACGTCGTAGGTGTCCCGGGACAGGCCCGGGCCACTGATGTTGGTGGACTCACCGATGGCGGTGAACACCTCGGTGGGGGTGGCTCCGTCGCCGCGCCGCAGCTCGGCGCCGAAGCCGTCGATGCCGGCCATGGTCGTTCCTCCTGGGGGATCAGCTGGGGGTCAGCTGGTGTCGGTGGGTTGCTCGATGTCGACGCGGAAGTCGAGAGGGATGTGGCGGATGTCGCCGGGCGGTTCCGGGTCGATGAGGGTCTGGCTGAACTCGAAGCGGACCGCCACGACGTGGAAGCCGGCGACGGTGAGAGGCTGGTGGTCGAACAGCGCCACGATCTGGGCTTCGATCGTCAGCGCCCGGGCGAACCCGCGGGCCTGGTCCCAGATGTGGAGGTGCTCCACCACGGAGCGCCCGAACCCGCCGTGACGGTTCCTCGGCGACGCGGTCGCCTCGCCGATCACGACGCACGGGTAGGCGGCGGCCTCGGGGATGTAGTCGTAGACGCCGTCGCCGGCGAGGAGACCCATCAGCGTCGCGTCGCCGGTCATACGGTCGTAGAACGCCTGCTGGATCGGCGACAGGGGCTGCTCGGCGTCGGTCACGTCAGCTCCTTGCGGATCTCGTCGGCGACCCGCTCCGGGAACCGCCGCCTCGCACGCTCCGCGGCAGGGCCGACGAACGGCTGCGCCGGATGCGACTTCGTGCCGTGCTCGACGTGCGGCGTGTGCGGCGCGGTCGGGCCGGCCCTGCCGGTCAAGCCGTCGACGTGCTCAACGACCGAGTCGGACAACGGCGGGTCACCACGAGTTCCCGCCTGCGCCGAGCCGACCGGTGCGCCCTCGCGCATGTCGTCCGCCATGTCCCGCACCTCGTCGGCGACCGCCCGCTTGGCGCCCCGCTCCATCCCGTCGAGGGCTTCCTCGAGGCGGCGCAGCAGCTCGTCCATGCCCCGGACGTTGACGGTGAGACCCATGGCTCAGCCTCCGAACCCGTAGAGGCCCTCGTGCAGCAGCCCGACCCGATGGTGCGCCAGCAAGTTCGCTGACTCGATCCGAGTCGTGAAGGACTGACCGGTCTCGTCGACCCAGTGCAGGACAGCCACCCACTCGCCGAGGAACACTGCGCCCTGCGGCATGTCCTCAGGGTCGACCTCGGCGTCGGCTTGGCCGCCGAGGTTGGGGCCGATCAGATCGACCAGTCCGGCGAGGAGGTCGTGGATTCGGTTCTGCGCCTGCTCCTGCTCTGGGGTCGGCTTCACTGGCTACGACACCTCGACCTGGACCACCTCGGCTTCGATCCGCGTGTAGGTGGACCGGGAGTTGCTGACCGCCGAGATCACCCGGAGGCGGTGGCCGTCCGGGACGTCGGAGGGGAGGTCGCCGTCGAGCTCGTCGCCCCTGCGTACGTCGGCGCCGTACACGGCGTGGAGGACGTGGGAGAGTTCGGCGCCGGCCTGCTGGGCGAGCATCCGTTCCTCCACCGTGGGCTGGTTCACCTGCGCCCGGATCTCGCCAGCCTCCGTGTAGGTGACGGTCTGGCCGCCCATCCCGTCGCTGGCCGCTGTCGGCCGGTGCACCGTCAGCGCGGTGAGGAGCAGGTGCCCGATCACAGGATGATCCCGTCGTCGAGGGCGGTGCCGTAGTAGACGTCCGAGAGCTGGTCCGGGAGGTTGCCGGTCATCGTGAGGCTGGAGGCGCCGAGCTTCCCGGCGGCCCGGCGGACGATGCGCCGCTCCCGGGCGGTGAGGTACAGGGTGGCTACCCCCCCGGTGCCGGCCTGGTAGCCGTAGTCGCCGAGCTGCTCGGACTGGTGGCCCATCGGGTTGAAGACCCCGCGGCGGATCATGTTCACCATCACGGCCACCACGGCGGGCGGCGCGTTCGGTGACTCGACGTCGTCGAGCTCCGGCGTGGCGGCGTCCCGCACGAGAGCGGACGCGTCGTCGATGAGGGCTTGGGCCTGGCCGGAGTCGATGCCGTCGAACCCGGGGCGGGCGAGGAGGTCGGCGACGGTGATCAAAGACATCAGGCAACCTCCGACCGGCCGGGGTTCACGCACGGTGGGTTGTCGCAGTGATGGCAGGCCATCTCGTCACGTTCGAGCGGCCGGCCGATGCCGTGACCGAGGCTCCAACGGTGCGCCCCGTCGGACCGGCCGCCCACACGGAACCAGCCGTACTTCGTCACCAGTCGGTCGCCGGGTGGGCGGCCTGGTACCGGTCGACGATGTCGTCGGGGATCGGGCCGCGGGCGGGGACCTCGATGCCCTCGTCCTTGGCCCAGGCGCGCACCGCCTTGGCGGTGGGCTTCGGTGCGGCCGGCGGGTCGGTCACGGGCGGGTCGGCATCGACGTCGGGCGGCTCCGGCTTCGTGCCGTCCGGGTCGGCGTCGGGCGGCTCCGTAGCAGCGCTGGGCGCGCCCTCGGGCCCTGGCCCGCCCGGCGCTGGCGCGGCCGGGTAGTGGACGACGAGGGGCTTCCACAGGTCGGGCTTGTGGCGGACGATCCACGAGTCCCGGTGGGCGACCGTCTCCCCCACCTTCAGGCGGTGGCGGCGGCGCTCGTGGTGGATCGTGACGGTGCGCCGTGGGGTCATCAGCTCCCCGTCGGTCGTCGGATGCAGCTTCGCTCGGGTCACGTTCGGCGTCTCCTTGCTCGCGTTGGTCTTGGCTCGGCCGGTGCCGAAGCGGCGCAGCAGCTGGACGTTGACGACGCCGGCCGACCAGTCGACGTCGAGGGCGGATTGGTCGGCGCCGAGGAAACGGTGGGCGTGCCGACCGCGGGACCCGCGGCCGGGCACCATCGACGGGCTGTCGCGGTGGTCGACGAGGCTGGGCCAGGGGTACCAGGTGGAGATGCGCTGCTCCCCGAGCCACCGGGAGATGCGCTTGTCGTAGTTGGCGATGTGCTTGCCGCGGGTGTCGCCCCACCGGATCATCGGGTCGATCAGCTCGGTCGGCATCACGATGCCGACACCCCAGTGGAGGCCCTCCATGACGAGCCAGGCGGCACCCTGGTCGGTGGCGCGGCGGGCGACCTCAGTGGTCTGCTCGGCGAACGGTGTGAGCCTGCCGGTGTAGAGGCACACCGGGGTGCGGTCCGGGACGTGCACGAGGGCCGCCTCGAGGCCGGCGACGAGGTCCCGGCACACGATGGCGTCGTCCTGGACGACGAGGTGGTGGGTGGCGGCGGGGTCGTAGGCGAGCATCGACCGGCGGCCCGTGTCCCACCGGTCGTTCCGCTGGTCCCAGACCACCTCGGCTGGGCGGTCGAGGGCGTCGAGCAGCGACGGGATGAACGCCTCGCGGCGCGGGTGGGCCATCACGGCCACCGATACGGACGGGCTCATCGGGGGCTCCACAGGAAGAACTCGCAGGTGTTCACGCCGGGCCAGCGGTCGGTGACCTGCCAGTCGGGGAACCGGGCGGCGACGTCGTCGACCACGGGGCGGTGGCGGACGTGGGCGTTCGACGGTCGGTCCCTGTTCGTCGTGTGGGCCAGCACGAACCGCCACGCTGAAGCGAAGACCCGGTCGAGGTAGCCGTGGTAGTCGGCGTCGGCCGGGAAGTGGTGCAGGACGTCGAGCGACAGGGCGAGCTCGGCGGTGGTGGCGGTGCCGTCGAGGTAGAAGATCCGGCCGGGGAACCGGCGGGACACCCGTTGCAGCACCGTCGGTGACACGTCCACGCCGGTGTAGGCCGGGGTCGGGTCGAGGTGTTGGAGGACTTCGCCGTCGCCGCAGCCCCAGTCGATCACCGAGGCGACGTCGTGCTCGGCGATCACCTTGTTGATGCGCCTGGCCTTGATGCGGGCCTTGCGGCCACGGGACCCGTCGCCGGAGTCGCCGCCCGCCGCGTAGCGACGCTCCCAGTAGGCGGCGACGCTCAGCACGCCCAGCGTCCCATCGTCGTGGACGGGCCGACCGGGATCTCGTCGGTGAGCCGGTACCCGAAGGGGATGAGCTGGCGATCGATGGCGTGCCGCTGCGGTTCTCCCCACACCTCGGCGAAGATCACGGGCCGGTGGTCGCGGATCGTGTGCTCAGCGCCGGCCAGCACCTGCGTCTCCATGCCTTCGACGTCGATCTTGATGACGCTGGGGGCCAGACCGAAGCCGTCGAGGTCACGAACCGGCAGAACCCCCTTGCCTGTGACCAGGCGGCCTCTGCCGACGTGCAGTGCACGCTGCCCGTCGATGAGCCCGAGGGCGACTGGGTGGATCGTGACCCGGTCGCCGAGCTTGTTGAGTTCGACGTTGCGGATCAGGTCGGCCTGCTTGATGGGCTCGAACGCCACCACCTGCAGGTCGCACACCCCGGCGAGCCACAGGGTGTGGTTGCCGATGTTGGCCCCGACGTCGACGGCCACGCCGGTGAAGCGCTCGGAGTGGATGCGCTCGAGGAGGGCCTGCTCGTAGGGGACGCCGGCACGCCAGCAGGCGGGGACCTTCCCCTCGGCGTCGTAGAGGTGGATGCTGCGGCCGTGCGCCGCGACGGTCAGGACCCGGTCGGTCTGGGTGGATCGCGCCCAGGCGCTGCGGCGCTGGATCCGCTCTCGTCGTGCCCTGCGCTCGGCGCCGCTCAGGTTGCGGCGGTCATCAGCCACACGCCACCTCCAGGGTGACCGTGTCACCGTCGACCAGGCCGAGCCGGTCCCGGAGCCGGTCCCGGGCGACGACCTCGATGCAGTCGGGGCCGTGGCCTCGGCCGGCCGGGTCCATGGCGTGCACCGGCAGGTCGCCGATCCAGGCGGGCCAGAACCAGTAGGGCCTGTCCCGGCCCCGGACGGTGCCGGGCCACACCACGGCCGGGGGGCCGAGGTCGACGGCATCGTCGCAGCGCAGGTTCAGCGAGCCGGGGTAGGGCTGGTAGCCCAGCTCTCGGTCGAGGCCCCGGGCGTGGGACTCGGGGCGCAGCTTGCGGGAGCAGGTCCCGGACCCAGAGAACACGGTGCCCGTCAGCGTGCGGACCGTGCCGTGGAGCAGGTACATGGACCGCTGGTACGTGACGCCGTCGCGGCCGGTGCGGTCGAATGTCCCGAGCCGTCGCCCCAGGGCGGCGGTCGCCTGGTCGATGGCGGCGACCTCGTGGCGGGCTGCGGCCGAACGCATCCACCGCTCCGACGGTGACGGCGTCTCGACGAACACGCCACGCCGGCAGGCCCGGATCTCGGTGAGCACGGCACGCCAGTCGGGCATGTGGTGCAGCACCGACAGTGCCAGGACGACGTCGACGCGGGGCATGGCCCGCAGCGGGCCGGCGGCGACACGCCGGTTGACGACCGTGACCCGGTCGGAGGCGATCCGGGGGAGGTCCGGGTGGTTGTCGATCGCGGTGACGTGGCAGTCGAACTCCTCGACCAGGCGCTGCGAGAACCACCCGGCGTTGGCGCCCAGGTCGAGCACCGTGAACGGCTCGGGGAGGCCGGATAGGCAGAAGCGGATCTCCGCCCACCGGTCGACACAGGCCCGCTCACCGGCCTCGGTTGCGGTCGGCTGGTAGGTCATCGCACGCCTCCCTTCCGGTGGTCGCGGGTGTTGGCCCACTTGTGGTGACCGAACGCGCCGTCGAGGTCGACGGGCATCCCGCGGTCGCGGTCCCGGTTCGACTGCGGCCCGAAGGCCCGGGCCGGCAGGACGGCGACGTCCGGCCACTGCTGGGACTCCCAGACCCGGTGCACCATCCACGGGCCCACCACCTGAGCCAGCGGTCGGCCCCCGTACCGGTCGACCGATGGCGGCGCGGCGGCGATGCAGGCGTCCATGAACGGGTGGCCCGGCTCGGAGCCCAGCACCGCCTGGGTCAGCAGCCGCCGGCCGTGCGGGCCACGGTTCGGCGACCACACCACCCACGCCGCATGGTCGAGGAGTGGGTCGAGCGGCCGGAGGGGCTCGACGTCGCAGTCCAAGTAGATGCCGCCGTAGAGCCACAGCAGCTCGAGGCGGACCAGGTCGGAGCGGAACCGTTTCCAGTCCCGCGGGCACAGCTCCTCGGCCCGGTCGAACAGCTCCTGGTTGCGGAGGGGTGGGAGCTCGGCGGTGGACCGCCAGTCCCGGAGCTCCCACCCCTCGTGCAAGGCTGCGAGCTGGGCCCCGTAGCCGGCCAGCTCGGCCGGCATGGGGTCGTCCAGCCAGATGCGGTGCAGCACCCGCGGGATCGCCACCGTCGGGCTAGCTGGCGGCGGTGCCGATCTTCACGAACCGGCGGCTGTCGGTGCCCGAGTCGTCCTCGTAGACCGCGGCGGCTCCGGCGAAGGTCGACACGAGCACCTGGTCCTGCGCCGTGGAGGCGTCGTACTGGAACACGGTGCGCATGGCGATGCCCTGCTCGTTGGTGGTCGCCGAGTCGTTCGCGCCCCGCGGGGTGCGGGGCGGCCTGGTCGCGAACGCGAACCCGGACTCGTGGTACGCGACGGCCTCGCCGGCGTTGAGGCCGGCCGACTCGACGAACGTGAAGCCGTAGAGGCGGCCGATGACGGCGTTGCGGAGCGCCTGGTCGCTGCCGGAGGCGTCGACCCGGACGAACTTGTCGATCGACAGCACGAAGTTCGCCACCTCCGGGGACACGGCGAACCAGCGGCCGTCGGCCGGGACGTCGTCGCGGCCGAGCATCCGGCGGGCGTCGAGGATCACGTCCTCGATGTCGGCGCCGTCGGCGTCGATCGTCAGGTCGTCGGTGAGCCCGTTCATGACGGTGGCGACCTGGTCCTCGGCGCCGATGGCGACGGCCCGGACCTGCGGGAGCGACACCTGGGCGGCGAAGTCCTCGAGCTGGAGGGTGGCCTCCTGGTCGGACAGGTTGTGCAGGTTGTAGAGGTGCGACAGCGTCACGTCGACGGGCACCTCGTCGGCGGCGTCGGGGACGAGGGGGTCGCCGGGGTTGGTCTGCACGCGGGCGGTGCGCGGCTGACGGACCCGGACGGTGATGGTGTCGCCGTTCGAGCCCGAGAACTCCTCGCCCGGGATCATCGTGACGGTGCGGGGCAGCACCAGGGTGCGGGTGAGCAGAGCCACCGACACCCGGGAGATGCCCTGCGCGGTGAGCACAGCCATGCTGGTTCTCCTTGTGGATGGTCACGGCTGTGACGCCGTGGGGTCTAGATGAGGGATCGGTTCTTGAGGATCCGGTCGGCGAGCTCGTTGGGGTCGGGCTCGGGTTCGGCGTCGGGTGCGGCGCCAGGCCGGAGCTTCTCCTTGGGCTTGCCGGTCGGGGCCGGCTTGTCGCCGGCGTCCTTCTTCGCCTCGTCCGGCTTCTCGCCGGCGGGCGCGTCCGTCTCGGACGTGTCGGTGCTGTCGGCCGGCTTCGGTTTCGGCTTGGCCTTCACGCCGAAGGCCTCGCGGAGGTCCTCGGCGTCGGCGACCAGCTCCTCGCGGGTGTCGCCGTGGAGTCGGCGGGCCTGGGCTGCCGAGAGACCGAACTCGTCGGCGATCTCGGCCACGAGCGCCTTGCGCTCGGCCGCCTTGGCTCGTTCCTCCATGGCGTCGAACCGGCCGATCAGCTTGTCCATCTCGGACTTGGTCTTCGCCTCGCTGTCCTCCAGCTGCTTGCGCAGCTGGGCGGCCTCGTTGCGGTACTTGGCCGCCTCGGCGTTCGCCTTCCGCAGCGCCGCCTGCGCGCCGCCGCGTCGAGTCGACCTTGCGGGAGCGTCACCCCTCTCGGGTGCGTCCTCGGTCTCGTCGGCCTCGGGCGTGTCGTCGTCGCCCGTCTCGGGCGTGTCGTCGTCCGCGCCGCCTGAGACGACGGGGAGCCGGGTGCCGTCTGGCCACAGCCAGAAGCGCCCGACGCGGACGGGGTCGGTGATCGGAGCCATCTCGGCCCTCCTTCAGTGGTGCCGCCATCTCGGCGGCGGTGTTCACGACACCGGGGCCGTCTCGGCCGGGTGTCCGTGCGATCTACTCGCTGCCCGCCGACGTCGCCGGGTTGCGGCGGCCGTCCTCGGGGCGTCCCTCGCGGAGCCGACGGAAGGCGTTGAGGGCGTCGTTGCTGGTGCCGCTCACGTCGATCTCGCGTTGTGCCTGCTCCCACTGCCGGCGGAACTGTTCGGAGGCGGCCGGGAGGCGGGAGCCCTCGTAGGCGGGTTCGGCGCTGCAGGAGCAGTTGGCGTGCGCCTCGAACCGGCTTGAGCGGGCGTCGAAGGCGGGGCCGCGGGAGGCGAGCATGGCGCAGAACGCGCAGCAGTCCCCGGAGGTGACCCGCTGCCACCGGCCGGCAGCGGGGTCGGCGGCTGTCGCGGTGGTGATGGTCTGACGGCCGCCGTCGAGGACGATGCGGGTGGCGGTGCCGGCGACGCGGGCGTAGCCGTTGCGGGCCGCGGCCTGTGGCGTGAACCCGCGGCGGCGGGCGTTCACGATCCCGGATAGCCCGGCGGCCCGGACGAGTCCCTGGACGGCTACGGCGGTGGGGGGTTCGCCGGCGACCACCGCTGCTGCTCCCCCGACGCCCTCGGCGGCCCGGAACGCCTGGAAGTAGCGGGCCGCCACTGCGGCCGAGTCCTCCCACCGGGCCCGCACCACCGGCGCCGCCGCGGCCGTGAACGAGTCGATCGTTCCGGCCAGGTCGAGGGGGTCGACGACGCCCCACAGGGCGAGGAGGTCACGGAGGGCCGCTGCCCGGATGGCGAGCTGCAGGAGCCGGTGCCGTTGGGTGAGGAGTGCTCCTTCCTGGGTGCGGGCCATCAGGCCGCGACGCCGGCCACCTGGCGGGCCAGCTCCCGCTCCAGGTCCATGAGCGGATCGCCCTGCCCGGCCATGTTTCGCCACTGCTCGACCTCGTGCTGGGGCACTCCCGGGATGCGGGGCCACAGCGCCTGCGGGGGCACGCCGAGCTTCTCGACCAGCGTCCCGTACGCAGCGGCGGCCTCGGTGAGGGACCGGACCCGGGTGTCACGCCAGATCACCGACGCCGCAGCGTCGGGGGCGATGCCCATCATCTCGCCGGCCAGGTTCAGGGTCTGCTCCCAGGCCTCGCCGGCCATGATCCGGTTCTCGTCGACCGCCGCCTGGTGCGACGCCCGAGCCGCCTCCAGCGCCTCAGCGCTGAGGTTGACGAACTCGCCGAGCAGCTCGTGCACCGGCGTCTGGCTGACGGTGGCGAGGTGCCTGATCGACGCCTCCCGGGACTCGATGTAGCCGCGGAGGTCGGTCTGGGAGAACTCGCCGACCCGGATGTCGTCGGCCGAGTCCTCGAACATCATCAGCCGGTCGGCGCCCATCTTGAGCGCCTCCTCCTCCGACTCGGCCAGCCACCCGATGATGTACCGCTGCCGGAACGCCCCATAGTGCTGCGCGACCTGCAGGCCGAAGCTGGTGATGTTGATCTGGTCCTGCAGCGGGATGAACGGCTCGACGATCCCCCGCACCGGGTCGTCGAGGTCGTCGGTGTCCCGGAACCGCACCACCGGGCACACCGGCTCACCGTCAGCCACAGCGCCGTGGATCTGCGGAGCGTCGAGGACCTCGAAGGAGTCGCCGTCCTCCCGCAGCGTGTAGACCGCCTCGTTGTCGATCAGCCGCCACCGGCCGTTCCGGCGCTTCTCGAGGGCGTAGCGCGGCCAGTCGTCGTCGTCGCCGTACGCCACGGTCAGTGCCCGAGGGCTCGCGCCGCGGATCACCGGAACCGGCTCCCCCGGCAGTGTGACCGTGTACGACGCACCGAAGGTCAGGTCGGCGCGGTGGACGCCGATCTGGCGGGCGTCGAGCCGGTTGCGCTGCCAGATTTCCCACGCGGGGACGTTGTCGGGGCTCGACGGCGTCTGGAACCCGTCGACGTACATGCCCTGGACCCGGGCGTTCACGATGTACTTCAGGACGTTGACCCGGCTGATCCGGGTCAACCTCACGACGTCGGCCGGCGCCCCCCTCGGGATGCCACCCAGGGCCCGGCGCTCGTCTGGGTCGTCCCGCAGGTAGCCGTGGATCAGGTCAAGGCGCGGCCGTTCCGCCTCCCGGACCTTCTTCACCTCCTTGGCGAGGTCGACCGCCTCGTCGTTGCTCAGCGGCATCGCACCTCCCTCACACCGACATCGCGCGGCCGGTCCTGCGCTTCTTCTTCGGCGGCTTGTCCGCCCCGTGGGCAGCCAACGTGACGGCGTACAGCGGCGCCACCTCGACGCTGCCGTCCTTCGCCGACCACACCCACGACTGGCCGCTCGTCCGCTTCCGGGCACCGCCCACCGCGGCGTTCAGGTCCGGCTGACCGAGGTGTCGCACGGCGTTCTCGAGCACCAGGCCGTAGAACGACCCGCACGCCTGAGCCAACTCCTGCCCCGTCACCAGCACCGGCTGCACGCCCTCGTTGACGATCGGCACGATCAACTTCCCGGCCGGGCCGCCCGGATAGAGGAGGAACCCGTTCGGCTTCCACTTCCGGTCGAGCTCGGCCACCCGCTTCGCCACCCACGCCGTGCCACCGCACCGGCCTCCCGCCTTCGCGTGCACCTTGCAGCACGGCACCAGCTCGACGTGCATGTTGCCGTCGGCCCGGCGCCCGGCCACCCCGATGACGGCGTGCTTCTCGTCGAGCGACACGTTGACACCGAACGCCAGGGGCTGGCCCGGGCGCGAGCCGATCTGCTCGAGGCGCTGCCAGGAGTTCGGGTCGATGAGCGGCTTCGTGCTCCCGCCGCCCCACAGGGCGAGGCACTCCCGCGCGAACTCGGCGTCACCGAGCGACGCCCGCTCCCGCTGCATCGCCTCCCGGGTGATCCGGATGCCCAGCGCCGGGTTCGCCTGCCGCCAGCCTTCCTCGTCGTCCAGGTCGACCGGCAGGGGGTTGCCCTCGGCGTCCTGCTGCTGCTGGACCGCCCACTCCAGCCACGCCAGCTGCGGGTCGCCGCCCTCGTGACCGCGGGCGTGGATCGACTCCCACTGCTCGCTGTCGGCGCCCTCGTCTTCCGGGGGTGTGCCGAAGTAGTTGACCTGCGGGTTCGGCCGGGACCGCAGCGTCGGCAGCACCGCGCCCATCGTCAGCCTCGACAGGTTCTGCGCCTCGTCGAGGACCAGACGGTCACCGGTGAAGCCACGCAGACTCTGCCGGGAACGGGCCACGAACCGCAGCCGCTCCCCCGTCGTCGTCTGGAACGCCTCCTCGCCGTGGGACTTCCGTGGCGTCTTGCACCGGCGGCGCAGGTCGTCGGTGTTCTCGATCAGCTCGAGCAGCCGCAGGAAGTGCTCCGACGCCGTGGAGAACAGGTGTGCCGAGTAGGCGGTCAGCCGGTCCTTCCACAGGAACAATGCCCCGAGACAGATCGCCTCGATGATCCCGCCCTTGCCGTTCTGGCGGGCCACCAGCTGCCCGGTCTCGAACGCCGCCCACTTCCCGTCCGCCCGTTCGGCCAGGGTCACGTCGAGCGAGAACCGCTGCCACGGGTCCAGCACCAGGCCCGCCGAGGCCGCCAGCTCGACGACCTCCTCCCCCGCCGACGAGACGAACGGCGGCCTACTCAGCACCGCCGGCTGCTGCTCTCCTCTCGGCTCGCCGGGCAGCCAGATCGTCAACCGTGCTGCCCTCCTCCGTTGCTCGGCCCCCCTGCGGACGCCGCTCGTCGATCACCGACATCAGCGCCCGCAGCTCGCGGGCCATCGAGGCCTGGGGCTGGGCGTCCAACGAATCGGCCAGCGCCCGAGCCAGCTCCGTCCGCCAGTCCTCCGCCACGCCGGCGAGCGCCCGATCGACCTGCTGCCGGACCGGTCCCGGGCCGGCAGCCCCGTCGCCGTCGCCGGCCTCGTTGCCACCGGTGGCCGCTGGATGCGACGGGCAGCGTCCCGCCGTCCTGCGGCACGGCCGGCCACTGGCGGTCGGGGCCCCACAGCGGTCGCTCATGTCCGGCTTGCGAGCCATGGCGACCCTCCCTGCGCAGGGGTCCGAAATTCCGTGGAGAGGGGCCGGATGCTAACCACTCGCCTCCGGCCACCCCCCGGGGGAGGGGGGTCACCAGTCGTTGGACTGGCGGGGGGG